GGGGCCTTCGCGACGCGTTCCCGAAGTTCAACTCCTACTCGCTGGCGAAGTACAACCGCGACGCAGCCGTCAAGCTCCGCGACGTGCTCTTCCTCGTGCATCCGACGCCCGTGGGCGTCGAGATGGAGGAGACCTGGCGGGCCCTGGCGGCGGGAACTCTGGAGTCGCCCGACACGTGGGAGGTCGCACTCTCCCGAGGCGACGACAAGAAGGCCACGTTCGAGCGACTGATCCGTGAGGGGTCGCTCGGCTACCTGGCCCTGCTGCGGAATCTCCGTGGCATGGTCGAAGCCGGCGTCGACGAGTCCCTGATCCGCGAGGCCGTGCTTGCGAGGGTGGGCGCCAGCAAGGTGCTGCCATTCCGTTACGTGGCGGCAGCCCGTGCATGCCCACGCCTGGAGCCGGCGATCGACATCGCACTCCAGGAGTCTCTCGACGGGATGTCGGCCTTGCCTGGCAAGACGATCGTGCTCGTCGACGTCTCGGGATCGATGGACGTCCCCCTGTCCGCGAAGAGCGACCTGACCCGAATGGACGCGGCGGCGGCCCTGGCGGCGATCATCCCGGCGGAAGAGCTGCGGGTTTTCTCGTTCAGCAACGGCGTGGTCGAGTGCCCGCCCCGGCGGGGCATGTCGGGCGTCGACGCGGTGGTGGGATCGCAGCATCACGGCGGGACCGCGCTGTTCGACGCGATCGACGAGATCAACCAGGTCGAGCACGACCGCCTGATCGTGATCACCGACGAACAGGACACCGGCCGCAGCCGGCAGTGCCCTGCACCGACGGCAAGGCACGCCTACATCATCAACGTCGCCGCCGAGAAGAGGGGCATCTGGCGGGGTGGTTGGACTCGGATCGAGGGATTCTCCGAGGGCGTCATCCGGTACATCGAGGCCTGCGAGAAGGAGGAGCTATGAGCAAGCGTTTCATTCGGAAAGACGACGTCATTCAGTGGGCCGTCGATCGCGGCATCGTCCAGAACAGCACGGTCCGTGCCCAGCTCTCGAAGACCCAGGAAGAGCTTGACGAGCTGAAGGCTGCCGTCGCTGCCGTGGATCTCGGCGAGACCATCGACGGCGTCGGCGACGTGATCGTGACGCTGATCATCGCGGCCCACATGGCCGGCCTCGACATCGATCAGTGTTTCTCCTGCGAGTTTGGGTATATGCCGGCCTGGCCGACCAGACTGAACCCTGCCCGTGTCGAGTGGCGGCTGGCCTGGTCGCAGAAGTGGCTGAACGAGCTTGTCGTCGCCGTTGAGACGAACAGTGGGAGCGTCGGCCCCCTCATCGCCCGCGTGGCGGGCGGGGTCATCTCGGTCGCTTCCTGCGCCGGGTCGTTCGGCGATGAATGCCTCGAAGCGGCCTGGCAGGAGATCAAGGACCGCAAGGGGCACCTCGGCCCAAACGGGATCTTCGTCAAGGCCTAAGTCTGGATACCCAATGACCGTCAAGAACCTCGCGAGCAAGGACCAAGGATGGGACGAGCTGCTGGCCGACGACGAAGATCCTCTGTCGACGAACAAGGTGACGGGCTGGTCAGTGAACGTCCCGATTGTGGGGACATGCCGGCCGACGACGGTGTGCTCGGAGACCTGCTACTTCGCGAGGGGTCCATCCACCTGGCCGGCGGCACTGCGGAAGCAGTGGAGACTGGTGAGGTCGATCGAGCAGTCTCCGACGGAGATGGCCATCCGGATCGTCAGGTCCGCCTGGCGGAAGAGACTCGACTTCCTCCGGTGGAACGGCGGCGGGGACCTGTTCCCGCGACTCGTCGAGTGCATCGACCACGCGACGGAGCAGAGCCCGGACCTCCAGCACTGGATCGTGTCCAGAAAGCCGGAGCTGGCGTCGAAGGTCACGCCGAGGCCCAATGTCTGGATGCACTTCAGCGTGGACAAGGCGAGCTGGGGCCGGCTGGAGGACATGAGGCGGATGGCTCCGCCGTCCCTCCAGTGGCACTGGAGCTACCAGTGCGACAAAGGCGAAAGCCCGCCAAGCGAAGCGAAGGACGCCCTTGTGATCTTCCGGGACAGCTACCTCTTGACTTCGGCGATGCAGACGAACGACTGCCCGCTGAACGGGGCGGAGGACATCACGGGGATGTGCCAGTCGTGCCGGAGGTGCTTCGGCAGTCGGGAATGCTGAGGGAAGAGCCGCTGACAAGGCATGAAATCGGAAGGATCGGCGAGCTTATTTTTGAAGAAAAAGCGAGATCTCTTGGATTTGACGTATGGTTTTCGAGAGTCGACAGGGGAACGGACGCAATCTTGACAATTAATGGGACATTCACTCGCGTTCAGGTGAAGTCAGTCAGTGGGGGCAAGGAAAGAAATGCACACTGGCAGACGCCTGGGGCGGCGGGAATGCCTGCCAGAGATGGCGTGTCTTTCGTAGCATGCGTGAACATTGCTGATCAATCAGTTTATGTCGTTCCTTTGTCAGCAATACCGGCAAACACGTCATCGATAAGCGAGACAAGAGTCAAAAAATACAAAGACGCATTTCATTTGATCGCATCGGATGGTAATCACGTTGAGGACACTTCCATTTGCGCGACTTCAGCGGCAATCAAGATCACAGTTGAGGCTTTGTCTCGCAGAGGAATTGCATGCCACGTTTCGCACGGCAGCGGACTTCCGTATCACATGATCGTAGACGTCAACGGAAAACTTCTCAGGATAAAAGTCTCGACCGCAAGCAAGAGCGGCTACGGCAGTTTTGTCATCACCTGCCAGGGAAGCCTTAATTTTGACGTCCTTCTAGGCGTTGAAAAATCTGGAGGCACCTTTTTCGTTCTCCCCGTGTCCGGCATTCGCTTTAACAAAAATAGATACATCTACCTTCCGAAGGACTGCCCCTCCAAAAACGCCTTCCACCTCCTCGAAGGGAGCGGCACGGATGCCCCTCGAACGAACGATAACTGACGGCATCCTCAAGCTCGCGAAGAGCCGGGGGTTCTGGTGCCTGAAGGTGCACGGCGGGCCGTTCCAGAAGAGCGGCATCCCGGATTGTTTGTTCATCAAGGACGGCAGGGCGGTGTTCATCGAGGTGAAGCAGCCGGGCAAGAAGCCGTCTCCGCTTCAAGAGGTCAGGATTGACGAGATCCGGAGGATCGGCGGCGCCGTGGCTGAGTGGGTCACGAGCGTCGACGAAGCGGAGAAGCACCTGTGGACGTGACGCTGGAACAGTTTGAGTGGGCGATGGCTGTCGGCGTCGGGATCCGGCGACAGATGGCGTCGATCTCACGCCCGGACAATCACGGGTTTCACGGCGACGGGTGGGGGGCCCACATCGAAGGCGCCTGCGGAGAGATGGCCGTCGCGAAGGCGGTCAACGTGTACTGGGACGGCTCGGTCAATTCGTTCCGGCGTCCTGACCTGCCAGGCATCCAGGTGAAGACGAGGAGCGAGGACTACTACGACCTGATCGTGCGGCCGTGCGACGACGACGACGCGGCATTCGTGCTCGTCTCCGGGAAGTCGCCGAGCTTCACGATTCACGGTTGGATCCGGGGGGCGGAGGCAAAGCAGGAGGCGTTTCTCCAAACGCATGGCGGGCGGCCGCCGGCGTATTTCATCCCCAAGGACCGGCTGCGGCCGATCGGTGAGCTTCATGGGTTGCATCACGAGTCGAAAGAAGTGGCCGCCTGATCCGCCGAAGCGGCAGGTGGTTCGATGGGAGAAGAGACTCTTCCTGGAGGGCGGGAAGTGGGTCTCCCGGGTCGTCATGGTGACCGACTACGTCGTCGACTGGCAGGCCCTGCGGTGTGCCGGATCATCAATTCGAGTGGAGGACCACGACGCGTGAAGATCTACGACGAACTCTTCGAGGCAAACCCCGACGCCTTGACCCCGGACGGTCTCGAATCGGCTTACATCGGCCACACCTACGGCGGGTGCCGGCCGGCCGTCGCCGTCTACGACGTCGAGAAGTGCATCCTGGCAACGATGGAAGATCTGTCGATCACCCGGGAGCAGGCCGAGGAGTACCTGGAACACAACACGTTCTGTGCGTACGTGGGCGAGCACGGCCCTCTGTACGTGGTTCGTTGTTGACGTTCATAGTCTGGATACGCCACGATCACGCAGACAGGAGACAGTCGCCATGAACGCAGTTTGCATCGAGTCGCTCAACAAGTCCGTCAGCCTCCACCTGGAGGCGAGCTATCACTACCTGCTGGCCTCCGTCCAGTTCGCACTTGAGTACCCGAAGCTCGCCGAGACGCTCCGGGGATACGCGGCTGACGAGCAGCTTCACCTCCGCGAGGTGGCGGAGCGACTGAACTTCTTCGAGGTCCGTCCGACAAGCGAGCACCTGCCGCCGGCGTCGTGGGAGTACCTGGACTACGAGTCGTTCCTCGAAGCGAGCCTGGCCATGGCCGAGCGGGCCCGGGAGATCGAGCAGGACGGAATCATCAACTGCCGTGAAGAGGGTGACGAGACGTCCGCTCTTCTCTTCGCACGCCTCCTCGCCGGAAGCGAGGAGTTCATCCGTGGCGTCGTCGCCACGAAGACCCGCATCGACCAGGCCGGACTCGACAACGTCCTGGCATCGTTCATGTGACCGCACCTCCGGTGGCTCCGCTGCCGCGTCGCCTGCGGGCGCGGTGGCGGACCATTGGCGACTTTCTGGAGTGACCCCCATGTTCAACTGTGGCGAAGAACACTGGCTGAAGGATCCCCTCGAAGCTGCCCTGGCCGCAAGTGGCCGGGACCTGGCCATCGACATCGGCGCCAACACTGGCACCTGGACAGTCGAGCTGGCCAAGGAGTTCAAGCGGGTGATCGCCGTCGAGGCCGACGTCCGGGCAGCCGCGATGATCCCGCGACTCCCGAACGTCGACGTGATCGAGAAGGCGGCCTACTCGAACTCTGACGGGGTGACGTTCCACTTCCGCGAGGAGTCGGTCTACGGATCGATCCTCGACAAGCACCCGATCGGAGGCGGGGGCGGCAAGGACGTCCCGTGCGTCACCGAGAAGAGCGTCCCGACGGTCACGCTTGACGAGGCCTGCCCCGCCTTGCCCGACTTCGTCAAGATCGACGTCGAGGGCGGGGAAGTCGAGGTGCTCAGGGGTGCGAAGGCCAGGGACTGGTCGTTCACCGTCTTCCTCGTCGAGTGCCACGACACGTACGACGCGGTGAAGGCGGAGCTGGAGCGGCTCGAACTCTGCGTCTCGCGAATCGCCCATCCGTTCCCCGGCCATCCCGGGCACTGCTGGGCCCTCGGGGTACCCTGGGAATGAGGTTGGCCGTAGTCTCGGGATGGGCCGGCGACGAGTGGAAGAAGATCGCCGACGCGACATTCCCCGCGATGGCCGCCTACGCTGCCCGGCACGGGGCCGACTTCCTCGGCGGGAAGCTGAAGCAGACGGGCAGGCCGTCGTCGTGGTCGAAGCTGATCGCCATCGCTGACGCCATCGGCAAAGGATGCGACGCCGTGGCGTGGGTCGACGCCGACGTGGCCGTCCACGACCATGACGCCTGGATCTTCGATCTCACCTACCCGATGGCCGCCGTCCGGGCCACGTGCCCCTCTCGCGGTGAGCACTGGTGCCTCGGGGTGTGGGTCGTCCACCGGCGAGCCCTGCCGGTCCTGATGCAGGCCGCCATGAAGGACGAGTGCATCCATCACCCGTGGTGGGAGCAGGCCGCGATCAACGACCTCTCCGAGGGGAAGTTTCGCCCCCTCCACCCGTCGTACAACGCCTGGACCGGCCAGATGCCCGAGAAAGTCCGGTTCTTCCACGCCTGTGGGCAGCGATCGGTCGACGAGAAGCTCGATGCCCTGAGGAAATGGCTTTGATCCTGGTCTGCCAGAGCTACACCCCCGACGACGAGAAGCGACGCAGCGAGCTGTCATGGGCCAAGGAGCTGAACGACGGGCAGTTCGACGTCGTCGACTACCTCGACGGTGAGTTCCAGTTCGGCGAGCTGGTCGAGCACTGCAACCGCAAGTACCCGCACCGCCCGTGCGTGATCGCGAACGCCGACATCTCGTTCGTCAACGCCAGTCGTCTGCATTCCAGGGTCGAGGTCGGCCGCCTGGTCGCCCTGACTCCGTGGGACAACCGCCACCACCCCCGATTCATGGGGCACATGATCGACGGGAAGTTCTACTCGGGCTCACAGGACGCCTGGGCGTTCGTCGCGGGGACTCTGCCGGCCGTCAACGTCGGCATCCCGATGGGCCACATCGGCTGCGACCAGTTGATCGCCGGCTGGGCCCTCCGCGAGGGGCTCGACCTCCGGGACCCCTGCTTCGACGTGCGGATCCGGCACTGGCATGCCGGGGAATCCAACTCCAATCAGAAGCCGCCCCTCGCCGGATTCTTCGCCTATCCAGAGATGGGCGGGGGCGGATCGGTGGCCGCCCACGACTGGCCGAGCAAGGACGGAAATTGGGTAATAAACTGGGAGCTTCATCCATGCCGACGCTGACCGTGGAAGACCTTCATGCCCACGACCCCGAGAAGCTCCTGCCGGTGGAGCCGGAGTTCGACGAGACCCACCGGATGCACGTTTCCACGGGCTACGCCGTGGCGCAGCGGTCGTCGATCGCGTTCGTGGCCATCTGCCGGAACGCGATGCCGTTCCTTCCCCTGACCCTCGGGAGGGTCGAGGTCCTCGGGGAGCTGTTCGCGAAGTCGTCCGTCTACGTCTACGAGAACGACTCGACCGACGGCACGAAGGACCTGCTCACGGAGTGGGAGCAGGCCGGCAAGAACCGCCATGCCGTGCGGTCGTCCAACGGGCGTCCGCACCTCAACTTCACCAAGGCGGCCGAGCGGACGATCGCCCTCGCCGAGTACCGCAACAACTGCCTGGACTGGGTGCGGTCGCATCCGGTCACACCCGACTGGGTCGTCGTGTTCGACACCGACCCCTGGGGCGGCTTCTCGCTTCGGGGCGTGCTCGACTCGATCGGCCGGATGTCGGCGGGCTACGACGACGCGATCGGGATGGCATCGTACTCGTGGTGTGAGTGGGGACAGCCCGTCTGGCCGCAGCCGACGATCTGCCACTACGACGCCTGGGCATGCCGGCCGAATTACTGGCCGGAACGACACAACATGAACTGGTTCCACCTCTGGCATCCGCCGGTGGGGTCCGAGCCGGTCAAGATGAACTCTGCCTTCGGGCAGTTGGCGGTGTACAGGGGTAGGAGGTTCGTGTCGGGGAGATACTCCGGCGGGGATTGCGAACACGTGCCGTTCCATCGGTCGTGCGGAGGGCCCATCTATCTCAACCCGGTGCAACGGGTTGTGAGTTTCTGGTGCCCAAGTGAAGATCAAGACCCAAGTGTGCACGGCGACGTTCACAACCATGTGGCTGGCGGGAACGTCGACGCGTGAAATAGCAGAGTCCCTCGGGATCGGCGCCGATCGGTGCGATGTCACCCGGCGAAAACTGAACCTTCCGAGCCGAAAGTCGTGGCACGGAGGGACGAGGAAGGCCTATCTCCCCACCAGGGCGGAGATACGGGCGAAGTGCCTGGCGTTCCAGGCCGGCTGGACCGACGAAGAGCGGGCCAGACGACGCGTCGGGCCGGCCGAGACTCCTGTCGAGGCACCCGTCTATTCCGACGACATCTTCCTGGAAGCGGAACTTCAGGGTGATTGACGTCGACGGGTAGTCTGGATTCCACAAGGAGACCGTGCTCATGGAACCCCAAGAAGTCGGTGGAGTCTGGGAAAACGTCAGGCTCCTGGCGGAGTGGTCGCCGCTCATCGCCATTTTGAAGTCGATCGTGTCCGAGGACGACGTCGGCAAGCAGGCCGTCCACGTTACGGACGCCCTCGAATGGCTCGCCGCGAAGTCCAAGAACAAGCTCGATGACGAGCTTGCCAAGAAGATCGCGGACATCGTCAAGACGCCTCAGGGCGTGGCGTTGCTCAAGTTCGTCGTCCAGCTCGCCGAGGGGGTGGCCAAGTGATCGACGCCATCCGTATCGCCGCGATCGCAGTGGGAGGGCTCCTGGCCGTTGGGCCGGCCCTCGCCGCTGCGGCTGCGAAGCTGACTGAGGGGACGCCGGTGCCTGGGCCCGCCCCGGCGAAGCCTGGGGCTGACCCGGGCACCTCCGACGCCCACCTCGTCCTCGACATTGCCGGGCGGCTCAAGGCGGCTGGCAACAAGAAGGCCGTCGACCTGTGCGGCCAACTCATCGACGCCATCATGGAGCCCGGGAAGTGAACATTCGTCAAATGACGATCGCGTCGGTTCTCATCGCCTTCGGCGTGTTCGGGATTCCAGAATTGCCGAAGTCGATCGTTCCGGCTCACGCCGTGACCGACATCCGCGAGCCGAGCGAGGAGCTGAAGCGGATCGTTGCTCCGATCGCCAGGACCTCCACCGAGATGGCGGAGATCGACAAGTTCTGGCTTCGCCAGATCTACATGAACGCAGCCCGTGGCGTCGAGGCGGACGGCAACATCAAGAGCCCCACGATCCTCACGACTGACGGAGCGAGGCAGGTCCACAAGGCCGTCCTCGCCTTCGTCTGGAAGGGGATGGCTCAGAACTCCGCTGGCAAGTACGGGGACCTCCAGCCGGCGATCGAGAAAGCGATGGCGGAGTCCATCGGTCTCGACACGAAGCCGCTGACCCGGGAGCTGCGTGACGGGCTGGTCGAGACCTTCGAGGCCATCGCATGGGCGGCACAATGAGCGACCCGCACCGTCCCACCGGTTACACGCCGAACCCCGAGGGGACTCGGAAGTTCGTGCAAAGTCTGGCCAGGCCAACCCTGGCCACGGCCGGCCCGGACCTCGTCCTCGACGAGTCTCGCGACGTGGTGCTCTACCCGCACCTGCTGCGGGTGCGTCCCGGATACACCCGAAAGGCCCAGGCAATCGGGAGCTGTGTTGGTCATGGGTACGCCATGGGAGTGGATCTGCTCTCCGCTGTCCAGATTGCCGTGCACGGTTTCGCCGAGGACTGGCCAGGCCGGTGCCTCGAAGCCTCGATTTATGGTTTTAGCCGTGTCGAGGCCAGAAATCTCAAGATCAATCCCGGCGGGGACGGAAGTTACGGCGGCGCCGCGTCCAAAGCCGTGATGAATTACGGCACTCTGCACTACGACGTTGACTATGCCGGCGAAATCTTCACCGAATACTCCGGCCTCCGCGAGTCGCAGTGGGGACGCACCGGCGTGCCCGACAAGCTGGAGAAGTTCGCTGCCAAGACTCG